ATTCAACTGTATTTAACAAATATTCTTTTTTGTTTTGTTTATGTTTTACAATATGTTGTTTCATAATTATTATTTTTTTACACCATGTAATTTTACCTTATTTACCCCTATTAAATAAAAATCTACAAATTTGCAATTAGTTTCTTTTATAAATTTATCTATAATAAAATCTAATATTTTTGCTTGTCTTTTTTTATTAGAACTTTTAAATGTTACATTTCTTGTAATATGAGTTACTTTATTTTTCATTATTTTTTATTTAATTAATATCTGTTTGTTTGTTCAAAGATACAATACTTTTTAACATAAACAACTATAAATGATAAAAACTTTACATTTATTTTAATTTACTAGGTATATATAAATAAAAAAAAGCCCCTAAAATAGAGGCTTCTTCAAACAAATATTACAAAAACTATTACTATTAATCTTTAAAAAACAGCCAAATATATAAAAATTATATAACAATTTTAAAAACTGTTTGTTTTTTATGTGTTTTATCTAAACTTTTAGCATTGTAAGCTGACAACTCTTTGTTTATTGCATAACCTTTAAATCCTTTTGTATGCTGTAAATCTATCCTAATATCATGTCTTTCATTATCTTTCATGATATATATGTTTTGTGCAGCCCTAGAGCTTAATAATAAAGCATTTTCACTATATGCATTAGCTCCAACCAAAGAACTTGATCTTGCAAACATATCAGTTATTTTAGTTTCATGTAAATGCCCACACATCATAAAATCAAGTATTATTCCATTTCTAGCATATTTACTAATAACTTTTGCTATTTTATCATTTTGCATATTACCTAATTGATGACCATGTATTAGTAAAACATTATGCCCATTAACCTCAACAACCAATTCTAAGCCTCCAGATGTAATAAAATTAATATCTGGCAACAACATTCTAAGTATTTCAAAGATGGTAAAATCGTAATTGTCAGTTGCAACCATGTCTACCCATCCAAGTTCATAAGCTCTTGATTCATTCCCAGAAACACATCCAACACTTACATTAGCAATGCTATTTAAATCTAAAATAAAATGCTTTAAAAGGTGAACACCTAAAAATGTTGCTTTTGCCCTATTTGTGCTTAAAGCCAATTTTTCATCTAATCTTCTATCTGAGTTAAGTAAATCACCAGTAATTGCAATAAATATTTCATTTACATTGTAAAAACTAGCATATTCTTTTATATGATGTGCAAACTTTTGTAATCTCTTAGATGCAACTTCAAAATCATATTTATTTTTTTTAAGATTGACAAGCTCATTGAAATGTGTATCGGCTATTTGAACAATAATAGCTTGTTTACCTTTAGATTCATGGTGTTTTATTGTTGTTTTAAGGCTTTCTGTTTTAAGAATATCAATTAAAGCCTTATTATATTCAACTAAAGCATTTTCAAGCCTTGTATGCTCTCTAAATGATTTATTCTTTATTCTATTTAAGTCGGCTTGTTTTTGGCTTCTTTTAGCCAGTTTAAGGTTTTCTTCAATAACTTCTTTGTCAGCTATCTCATATTGTATTATATCTTTTATCCTATGCCTTAGAGTTGTTTTCTTTACGTTTAAATGGTATTTCTCTATAAGATGTTGTGCTATGCTTTGATAGCCATTACCATTCCAAAAATGTTCTAATATTTCATCTAAATATTCTAAATACTTTGATTCCATTTAATAAGTCCAAATTACACCTTGAGTTTTATCTTCATCTAAGTCAACATGAATAAAATTGTGACCTATCCCAAATCTTGAAAAACCAGCATTCATTAATGCAGCTAAAATTACAGCTCTTTCCCTACTGTTTTTTACTAATATATCAGCAGCCAAACCTTTAATATGAGAACTTGTTGGATTCTTGATGCTTTCAGGATGATTTTTGCATCTGTAACCACTTGTAATAATAAAAGGAATATCTGTTCCATCTTGATTTTTAGAATAACCTCTTGCAGCATCTAATACTTTTACAAAAGTTCTGTTTATTTTACTTTTTCCACAGCAACTGCAAACAAATTCTCTTAGCTTAAAGTATTTCATAACAATTATATATTTTACAGCCTTTTATTTCTTTAACTAAAACCTTTCTATATAAGATTTTTTTCTCTTCCTTTTTATATTTTGGATTATTACTGTTTAATTTTCGTTTTTTAGCCATTAGTTTTATATTTTCCCATTATACCATTGTGCTTTCGCTGATTTCCATATTTTTTAGTTCTTTTATCTATTCTATTTGGATAGTAGTATTGCTTTTTTATTGGTGCAACTAAATTGCCAAATTGCATAGTTAAAGCATTTGTTTTTTCTGGATTATATAATTTTTCTTTTTTCATTTTTTTACTTTTTCAAATGAACGCCCTCCAAAATAAGCCCCTATACAAGTCATTAATACTACTTTTAATAAATCAATCCATGATTGCTCTACATTAAAAGAATAAAATCCAGCATCTATAAAAATTAACAAAACAGTAGAAACACATAAAAAAATTAAAACCATTGGTCTTATATTTTTACTAAGCCAAGAGTCACTTTTCATATCATATTCCCAACGCTTACTAACTTCAACTTGCATTGACTTTTCATAATCTAAAACAACTTCTTTTAGTTTTCTTTTAGCCTCTAGCTTTTCTTCTTTTGTTGTTGTTAGGTTATCAACTACACCACCAACTTCTTTTACAAGCTCAGTTGCTCCACTTGAAAATATTTTATTAAATATGCTCATGATTTCTTTCTTATGTATTCTAAAATTATATCTATTTTGTTTTTTATTTCTGACATATTATTAGCATTTTTTTCATGATGTTTAGAAAATGTATCTTTAACTTCTCTAATGCTAAAAAAAAAGAAATTATATAAAGCATACAAAGCACCTAATAACAATACTAATGGCAATCCATATCCTTCTATTAATTGTAAAATTTCACTCATTAAATTGATTCTTTAATCCACCTAAATGTTTTCTTATACCATCTATTATCTTTCTTGTTTTGTCTTGTTTGACAAACATCACAAACTGAATCTGTGACAACCATTCTAACAGTATCAACAATTTCTCTTAACACAATTTTGTAGTTATATTGCACACTATCACTATCCATTTTTAATGTGTTTAACTCATACATATTGCTAAGATTCCAAATGCTGTCGGTATATTTTTTTTCTATGTTTTTAATATCCCTTTTTTTTCTCCACAAATCTTGCTCTAATAATACTTTTTGTTTTCTATTATTAGTAACCAATTCAACAGCACCATCAGCAGCCTTAAACAAGCTATCTAAATTAGTTTTAAAATCTGTTTGTTCGTTATTCTCTTTATTTGAGTAACATGATGACAGTAATACTAACAATAATAAAAACAATTTATTCATTTATATTTTGCAAAGTTTCAATAAATTTATCATTTAGCTTTTTATAATCATTTTTTAAAACAATTACCTCTTCTTGTAAAGCCTTTATTTGGTTTGTCAATGTAGTTTTGTTATCTATATATAAATAACCTATTGCAATTATGCAAAAAAATAACCCCCCAGCAAGAGGATTGGCTGCAAAATCTTTAAAATTAATAGGTGATTTCATCTACATTACTTTTTAAAGTTCCAATAGTATATCTTATAAATTGAAATACTAATTGCTAAGACAAGTGAAATAAAAGTCAATACCTCATTACAATCAGTTATGCTAAAACCTATTGCTGTTCCATTTGCAGCTAAAATCTCTATTGTGTCTTTAACCTCACTTTTCATGATTCAGACCAAGGCAAAGGCAAAGTTTCCTCAACTGGATTCTTTTGCAATTCTATATTTTCAGCTAATTGAGCATCCATTTCAGCAGGAGTTGGATCAACCAAACCAGCTTCTAACCATGCCTCAACATTGTCTTGCGTTAGCTCATTATAAGGCACAAAAGTTGAAGGATCAACTGGTCCAACTGTTAAAGCACCATAAACATCAGCATAGTAATAATTTTCTTCACCTTCAGTGCCTTCTGAAGCAGCTCTTCTCCAATGTACTGTAATCACAACATCATCTAAATCACCTTCATGTAATTTAGAATCCATTGAACTTATTATCCATTTATATTCCATTTTTTTAATTTTTTTATTTATTATTTATTTTTATTCTTCAAAATTAGCAATTGTTCTAGTAACAGTTGTTCCACCTCCATCAGTCATTTTTGCTTTTATATTTCCATTACTATCCATCCATATTATTGATTTATTATTTGCTGGATTTGCTGGATCTGTTTGTGCTGTTAATTCTAATACAGCATCCAATGTTACTTTCTTTTGTGTTCCACTTGTAGCCGTAACTCTAGGATCAAATCTGGCTATTTCAACCTCACTAACACCAGTTGTTGAACTATTTCCACCAATAGTAACTATTCCACCACTTGTTGCAGCACTATAAATACTTCTATTTGTAAGCATTAATAAATCACTACCACCAACACTTCCAGCAGCACCAAATTTTAATCCATATCTATTATTACCAGCTTCGTCATTTAGTGTAAATCCATAATCTTGTGCAGCTTGAATACCACCACCCACAGCTCTTATTACTCCATTAACGTATAGTTTAGCACCACTATCTGTTGTTGTATTTAAAAGCAGGTTTCCTCCAGATGTTAAAAAAGCTCTATTGTTAGTGCCATTAGTTCTAAAAAGCAAACCAGAACTTGCTTCAATATAAGTTAAACTGTCATCTGCATAAAGTTTTAAATTAGTATTATTTGTAGTATCTTCTATTTTTAATACTGGAGTGGAAGAATCTGCAATATGTAGCTTCTCACTAGGACTTGTCGTTCCAATTCCTACGTTTCCAGATGAATCAATTCTAAATCTTTCAGTATAATTAGTAGCAATAACAGCGTTACCACTTGATGAGCCAATTCTAACTTGGTCGGCTGTGGACGCATTATTAGAAAATGACAAAAATGAATTGTTTCCAGATGCACTTCTTATATCTCCAACTATACTTGAAGAACTTGCATAAACACTTAATGTTCTATTTGGTGATGTTGAACTACCTATTCTAACACTATTAGTCGTTGTGTTTCCTAGATCCGTCACTTCCTGAAGCGTATCGGCACTTCCAACTTGGGCATCTACATAGGCTTTAACACTTTCGGCTGTTGGGACGTTATTTGCAGTAGCACCTGACATTGTATCACTATCAAGCCATCCAGTTATTTCTACACCACCTTTTGCAATACCATCAGCATCAATAGTAAATCCAGCAACAGTTCCTTTGGTTTTGTTTTGGTATTGTGCAGCTAAGTCATTTTGATTTACTAATACTATTGAGCCTTCTAATATATCCTCAGTTATTAGTTTGCTTGTTACAGAAATGCTTGTGTCACTTGCTCCTTGATCTGAGCTGACTGTAAATTCATTTATTTCATTACCATCAAAATTTGCAATGTTTAATACATCATTAGCTTTAAATACAGCTGTTCCAATAGCATTTATATTTATACTTGTGATAGGCACTTGTTGTTGTACAACTACTTTTTCTATATAACCTTCAAAAGCTGCACTTGCTTCAAAAATCACATCAGTTGAGCCAGAACAAGTTGAGAAAATCTCATAAGTTCCAGAGGCACTTAAAACAGTTGCACTTCCTGAACTACCAGCTTTAACAGATAAACCACCAGCACTAACAGTAACAGTAACAACAATTTTATAAGTTAAAGCATTAGTTAATATATCTTGTTTTATTTCACTTGTTGAGCCAGTTGGTGAAAAAGATGCTTTATTACTTGCTATACTCCAACCAGTTCCCTTTGTCCAATTTGAATCACTTGAAAAAATACCATTTACAGCAATGTCATTTCCATAAGCACTTTTTGTTGAAGAGATTGTTGTAATATAACTATTCTGAGTAAGTTTTGCTGCTAAGGTATTTGATGAAGGTGTTTTTTGTCCTATTTTATTTGTTTTGTCTTGCAATACATCTGGACCAATAATTATGTCATGTGTTTTTGTTACTGTTTGAGTATCTCTAATAATTTGATAACCTTCATAATCAATTTCATCTCTTAATAAATGAAATGAGCCACTCTTAAAAATATAATATGGAGTTGTTCCAGTAGCACTATAACCTTTTAATCTACCAATAGGATTTACATAGTTAGGTCTTGAGCCACTTCCATCATTTTGATTTTTATTTATTTCTCCAATAACTAATCGCATTGAAGGACTTTCCACAACTTTTGTTTGTCCATATAAATATTCACTTAATAGCATTTCGGTAAAACTATTAGTTCCACTTGTTGAGCCTAAACCCCAAGTTCCAGTTACATTTGATTTAACAAAAGCACTTCCATTCCACACTTTTAAACTACCTTCTGAACTTGCAAGAAGCGTATCTCCCCAAATTAAATCACCAAAATCAACAACTTCAACATCACTTGTTGTAGTTTGAGGTGTTACCATAACTTGACTGCCATAAACAGCCCCACTTGATGTTGTGTTAACTATTAATAATTTGCCCTCAAATGGATTTATATTAAATGAAGATTGATAAGAAACAATGTTATTAGATATAAAATTAAATTGTGTTCCTGCCATTCCAGTTGTTTGTTGGTTTGTTGTTCCAATAACAACTGGATTTAAAGGAGTTTGATAACTATCGTTAAGAGTGTTTGTCCAATACACAGTAGTTAATGAAGGTGTAAAAACTTGAACATTATTTTGATTAAATCCACCCACAGAAGCATAAAAATAAAAACTACCCCCACTACTACCCCAGCTATCAATATCTGTATATGCCTTCCATTCTCCACTTAAATTTAAAGCTGACCCTCCAGAATCTTTAAATTCTATTAATTGATGAAAACCAACTTTTGTTTGTGTTCCAACTATGTTGTCTAATTGTGAACGCCAAATTGTTTTTTTAAAATTTAGATTAGCAGTTGATGAATCCTCCCAATAAAACTTAGGAGTATTTGTGGGATTATATCTTAAATAATATGTTGTTGCTCCATCTGTAATATAAAGCCTAAAATATAAGCGCATAGTTAAAGAGCCATTATATTGTTGAGCAATGGTAACATCTAAAGGCAACACTAACAGCATTGCACCATCAGAACTTACATCTTCAAAAGTATCTTGTAAAATAACATCAGTTTGTCCAGTTGTAATATCAAAAGGCAACCCACCAAAATAATTTTTATTTCCATAATCTAAAAAGTTTGCTTGCGCTCTTTTTAATTGAGGTAAATAATTGAATTGACTACCAGCTAATTTTTGTATTCCACCAGTAACGTCATCTATTAATAAATTGTATCGTGTCCAATATGAATCACCTAAATTATCAGAAGAACTATCAAAAGCACCAGTTTTAGTATAAGTTCTAGTGTTTATGTTGTCAGGATTTGCATAAGTTCCAGATTCAGCTGTGTTGTATTCTTGTATTTGAACAATATAAAAAACATGTTTCCAATAAATAATTCTTGCACCCCAATGTTTTAATAAATTTAGTAAAACATCATAAGAATTAACAATAGTAAAATTATCATTTGAATCTTTACTAAAAAACATTTTAGTTCCACACTTAGTCTGATAAAATGGATCAGTAGATTGTGTAATAGTTGGCATAACACTATTAAACCAATTTATTGCAGTTGTAAACTTATAATCTTGAGTTGATCCTTCACTTGTTGTAGATGCTCCAGTTTTTAATAATATTTCTTTTATCCAATAGGTAAATCTTCCATTGCTAGAATACATATCAGAATCACTATAATTTCCAGCTGTTCCAGATTGAACAAAATCAATTTCTTTTAATAAAGCTAAACCATCAACAGCTGTTAATTTTACTGCATAAGGATAATATAAATCTGGAGCTGCACTTAAATCCATTAAAACATATCCTGACCATAATGGAGCTACTGAACTGTAATCACTAGAATTTGCTCTATATAAATGAATATAAACATCACGTTCATTAAATTGCTCTCTAATATTATTTATAAAACCATCTTGAGTTGTGTTAGTCACCATAAATGGCAACTCTAATTTGCTTGATAAAATTGGGCTAAATCTATCTTGCTCATCAGTTCCATAAGTTATAACTGGACCCCCTTCTCCTAATGTTATTTCACTAGAACTTCCACTATAACCTTCAACCCAAATTTCAAGATAATATTCCCAGCCATTGTAACTCTTAAAGCTGGAGTAAAATTGTTTTGCTAAAGCCATAAACTAAACTGATCTTAATCTGTTAATTCCTCCTTTTTGATTTGATAAAAATATGTCATTTCCACTTATACGACCATAAACTTCTACTTGTTGTGTTCCACCACCAATCATGCTTTTTAGTTTATCTAATGGAGCAACAACTTCAGGATTACTTGCATTAGTTCCAGCTCCTTCACCAACTAAAGCCATTGTTGGACCAGTAACTAAGCCACCACTTGCTAATCCTAAAACTTTTCCTTTTGCTAATTCAAAGGCTTTTGCTAAATTTCCAGCAACACCTGGTCCACCTATTAAAAATTTAATAGCAGTAATAACAGCTAATTGTATTAATAATTGTTTAATAGCTTGTTTAATATTATTCATAAAAGATTTAAAAAATCCTTCTGTGCTGTAAGCTGCACTTGTCATGGCACTTGTCATAATATTTTCAAACATACCCATAGCAGCATTAAACTCTTTTTGTTTTTTTGTAAGCTGAGATATTGTTTTACCAACTTGATTTAATGGTCCAATAAATTTTTCTGGATTAATAGCACTTAAAAATGGAATTTGTCCATTATCAAAATTCATACCCCCCATACCTCCAAATAATGAGCCAACACCAGTTAATTCTTTAAAGTCTTTTGCTAATTCTTTTATAATATCTCCAAATGATTTAAACTCTTCTTCTGGTAAGTCTTTACTAGTAGCTACAACAGCAGCCATTTTAGCTCCTAATTTTATAAAAGAATCAGCCCCAGCTAATCCCATTACTTTCATTGCTGCTCCTAATGCTGTAAAAAAAGCAGCATCAAATTCATTTGCAAAAGTATTAGCAATTCTTGTAGTTACTAAACCAATATTATTATATAATAAAATAAAAGCAGCTCCTAAACCAGCAATTAAACCAGTAGTAGTAAATAAAAAAGGTATTAATTTTCCAACCATTATATTTATAAAAGTTCCAAATAAATTTAAAACTGGACCAATTGCAGCTAAAAGTAACCCCCATTCAATAACGTTTTGTTTTTGGGCTAAAGTTAAATTAGAAAAACTGTTAATCATATTTCTACTCCATGCTAATAATTTTTTTGCTATTGGCAAAAGACTTTGCCCTAATTCAATTCCTAAATCATTTATTTCACCTATTAAAATTCTTGTTTGATTTGCAAAACCATCAGATGTTCTTGCAAAATCACCAACAGCTTTAGAACTTTGCTTTAATGCTAATTGATAAGTTAATGTTGCTTTTTCTACTCTTGTTAATTGTTTAAATACCTTTCCTTGATCTTCTGCAAATGATTTTAAATCAGCCTCAGTAATTGCAATTCCTAATGATTTTATAGATTCTCTTTCACCAAGCAATGCTTTTGTTAATGCTAATGATGCCCCTTCAGCTCCACCAGAAAAGTTTGTAAATGATGCTAAATCAACAGCCAATTCATTTACTTGTTTTGATAAGTTTAAAGCCTCTCTTTCTGTAAATCCAAACCCAACTAATAAATCACCAGTATCACCCAGCATTTGTTTGGCTGCTTTACTTGATAACCCAAAAGAACTTTTAAAAACTTTTGCTGTTGTTTCTGCTTCTCTTTGAATACTACTAAAAACAGTTTTAAATTTCGTATCTGTTTCCTCAAAATCACTTGCCATTTTAACGGCTGCAACACCTAAACCAACTAATGGTACAGTTAAGTTTGTTGTAAGTGTTTGACCAGTTCTTTGCATAGATGTACCAAATTTTTTGATACTTCTTTGGGCTTTTTTCATGCTTCGGTCAAATCCTTTTAGATTTGCACCAAACATAATAGTTAAATAACCGATTGATTTAGCCATCTATCTTTTTTGTTTTATGTTTTGACATTTTTTTAATAAATTCAGCTTTTGCTTTCAATTTTTTGTAATCTACCTTTTTATTTTTTTCATCCCATTCAAACTCTATCAAATCAGTTGGCTTTAACTTTTTACCTTTTGCTATTTGTATATTAAGCAATAAAGTTGTTTGCCATCTTGTTCTTTCCCACCTTCCTCTTTCTCTTATGTTTTCAAGCTCATAAAAGCCATCTAACTTATTCCAAAAATGTTTAGGTAAGTAGTTATAAAACTCATCAACTCCCATTCCTAAATAACCGAAAGCAATCTTTTCTAAATCATGCCAAGAAAGTTTTTTTTCTACTTCTTGGCTTTCGGCTTTTTTTCGTTACTACCACCCATTTGTTCAGCCAAAATTTCCATAGCTCTTCCAATACTATCAAAATCACCATCTATTAAATCAGCTAAATCATCAACTGTTAATTCGCATTCTTGTTTTGCAGCTCTATAACCATCCTCAACACCACAATAAATTAATGTTAAGGCATCATCCAAAGTCATATCAGTACCCAGTTTATCTAAATCTTGTAAAGATGTTTTAGTTTTAGAGCTGTATTTACGCAAAGCATTAAATCCAAATTTAATTGGTAGCTTTTTTTTATTTATTTCTATAAAAGTATAATTCATTTTTGTTTAGTTTAATAATGGTCATAGCAAAGGCACTAAACAAAATTTAGAGCCTAAGCTAATCACCTAAGTTTTACACCTCAGTTCTTGTAAGAGGACCAGTTCCCTCAATACTAAAAGAATAAGTTGCAGTATCTTCTGTTCCACCAGTTAAAGACATTGATGTTATATATCCTTGACCAGTATAATAATTATCATCAGTTGATTGATTATCACCAAACATGAATGTTACTGATTGTCTTGCATTTAATACATTGTCATATATTAAGTCATCAGCTCCATCAGTAATATCAGCCCCACTTCCATTTGTCCAAGCATAAGCTCCATCTACATCTAAAGAGTAATCTCTTAAACCTTCTAAAATTTCTTTAAATCCCCCAGACTCTTTGTTTGTAATTTCTCTTGGTGAATGATTTATGTTTAATGTGCAATTTTGTGCATAAGCAACAAGATTAGTTTGTCCACTATTCCCACTATACACTTTTAATTCTGTTCCATTTAAAATAGCCATTTTCTTTTATTTTTTATATTAATTAATTATTTTCTTCGGCAACTTTTTCTTTTGCCTTTTTTTCTTTTTTCTCTTTTAAGTAACCATTATCTTTTAAATAAGCAATAGTTTCTTCATTCTTTATTTCCATTTCAGTTCCAGCCATTATTACTTGACCAGAATACCTCCAATTTTTTTTCAATTTTATTTTCATAATTTATTTATTTAACTTGTCGGATTAATTTGTCTAATCTCAAAATCTAATGCCTTTCTGTATATACCAGAATCACCACTTGTATCATCAAATATATCATTATAACTTTGAAATTGACTTGATTGTATTTGTTCACCACCATATATTCCTTCATTAATTCTATCCATAGCAACTCTAACTTTTTGTGCTAAATCAGATGCTTGAGAATATGTTTCACTATAACAAGAAATCATTACGTCATTAGTATCTAATGTTGACGCACCATCTTTTGTGTCATTAGGCTGTACACCATTTACATCATAAATAATAAATGGAAATGTAGTTGTTTGAGGTGCAACATTTGGAAATATCCTAGTAGCAACCAAAGCACTTACATCACTATCATTAGCTAAAATATTATATATTGATTTACCTATTTGCATTTTTAATATCCAAATATGCCATACTTTTCTGTTCTTTTAGTATGTCCTTTAATTAATTTTTCCATAACAACACCACCATCTTTTAATGAATTGGCAACCATAATTCCTTTAGTTTGTTGAAATGCTGGATTCATAAATTCTTGATTTCCTTTTTTTGCTGGTCCTTTGCCTCCAAACATTACTTCTCCACCATATTCTATCCATGCCCCATAAAAACCACTTTTGCTATACATTTTCTTTTTGTTTCTTCCCTTGTATTCTTTATTTTTTTTTGCAAATCTTCCCCTTACTCTTGGTCCAACATAACCCCCATGCGCCCTTTTACTAGCTTTTGTTCTAAAATATCCAATACTTTTTTTTAGTTGCCCAGTTTTATTTGGAGCTAATGTTTGAGCTTTATCAACTAAAGGCTTTGAGTTCTCTTTCCAAAATTCATTCCAAATTTTATCATCACTTAATTGTTTAGGTAAATCTTTGAACATTTGTTCCAATTCACTTAATCCTAAAACTTCTAAACTATTGTTTTGTCTAAATAATGCCATTAATCTTTATTTTCACAAATTATTTCTAAAAATGCTGTTCTTCCATCTATTTGATTTATAACCTTAGGAAAATAATCTTTGCTGTCATAAACCAATTTAGATTGTAAACTTAAATTGCTCATGTCTAAATTTCTAATGTAAATGTGTAACTTAGTCATTCCAGTTATTTTATCTGATTCATCCATTTTTTCTGTTCCCCCTTTCCATTCTATTGCAGCCCAAACAGTTCTAAATAAAGAATATGATCTTGTTAGTTCCCCATAGCTATTAGCTGATGTGCTAACACTATAAATACCCACTCTTCTATCTAGTTCTCCAATTGTCATCCTACTATTTGAACTTTATATGTATCTAATAACCATTTAACATTCATTGGCAATTCAGTTGCAATTCTGCCTATAACTACACTATTTCTGTTTTCGTAAAAATTTCCTATTGTTAATAGGATTGCTTGTTTAATTATTTCTGGCACATCACTTGCAGCACTACCATAACCAACAGTATATCTACAAATAACAGCATCATTTCTTTTTGTTATTGTTGGAAAACTTTTGCCATCAGCTAGTTGAATTTGTGAAGGCTCATAACTTAACATTTTATCATATTCAGTATCAGCTAATGTTTGTAAGCTGTTATCACTATCATAATACTTTACATACTGCACATCATTAACTTTACTTTTAAATAAAGTTTGTAAATCAGCAAAACTACTACAAGTTTGATCTATTACTGTATTTATAAAAAATCTATTAGTATATTCCTCACTAAGTTGCGTTGCAGCTTTGATAATAGATTCAATGTAAGTATCATCTGCGCTAGTATCAACCTTAAGGTGACTTTTCGCTTCTGTTGTACTTACTGGATAAGTTGTTGCTGCTGTTATTACTTGATATGTTTTCATATTATTTAGTTATAAAAAAAGGGATGATGGTAAGTCCACCACCCCTTTTAGTAATTAAGTATTAATACTAAGCCTCCAAGTTTTTATGGAATGTAGTAGCTTGAACAGCGCCAGCATCTACTAGAGATGTTAGTACATATCTTGGCTCACCAGTTCCAGCCCCAGAGTAAATGTCATAAATCACATCTAAACCACCAAACTGAGCAATGTGTACTTTAGAGAAATCTCCAAATAAAGCAGCAGTTTTTGCAGCAGTTCCACCAGAGTTTAAGTTAGATGTTATGAATGAGAAATATCCATTTAATCTCTTATCAGCATTGTCATATAATGCAGAAACAGAAGCAACTTGAGCTAATGATTTAACGTCAGCATAAGCAGCAGGATTTAGAATATAAGCCATTCTTGATCCTTCTAAATTAACATCAGCAGCTAATGTATCAGTTTCCATTTTCTCAACGTTAGCAACAGAAATTGCAGATGTTGCAGAAGATGTAGCGTCATTAAATAAAGATGTTGGAGCATTAGTTACATCAGCGTTTCCTAAGAATGCAGATTCCATTGTTGAAGCAACTGATTGTGCCATGTTTCTTCTTAATGCAGCTTCAATAGATGTATTTTGAGCAATAGCTTCAGCAGATACATTTACAATAGAAATACATTTCTTTGGGCTTAAAGTTAAAGATGTTGCAGTTCCATTTGCAGCTGGAGCAGAGCCTCCAGTTTCAGCAACGAATCCAGAATTGATTGATGAAAATACTGGAAATTTCATATTGTTCACTCCAGAATAAAAGTTAGCTCCAGCAGATGCCATTACTAAGTTTGCTTCTAATTGGTCAGTCCATGCCATTACTTGAGTTGCATTTCCAGCAGCAGTTCCAACAGCAGCTCTTGTTAATATGCTTGATGGTATTCCAATTCCTTTGTAAGATTGTCCAGTGTATCTAGATTCGTTTCTAGCTTCTTGATCCATTTCTTTTACAAGTCCTTCTATTCTACCATTTGCAGCTTGAGCTAAAGCATCTTGAAAAGAGTAATCTCTCACTTCTTTTTCTACTTTTGTACTTGTAACTCCAGAAACAACAGCAGCATTACGCTTGATAGTTTCCATTTTTTCAGCTCTTTCAATCTTTGCATCAAGATTATCAACTTCTGTTAATAACCCATCAACTTGACTGTTTTCGTCAGAGGTCAAATCTCTTTCCTCAGTTGTAGCAACATCTTTAATGTTTTCCAACTGAGAAATAATGTCTGATCTTTCCTCTTTTAAAATAATTGATGTTTTCATTTTATAATTTTTTAAATTTATTTTCTCTTTTTTAATTCAATATTTAATGAGATAAGAGAATTTCTCACTAAATTGTTTTCTTTTTCTTCAATAATTTCTTCTTTAGTTTCTTCAACTAAACTTTCTTGATATTCTTTTAGACCTCTTTTAGCAACAACTAAATCAGATTCAGCCATGTTATATGCTGGATAAGTTACTGGGGAAACATCATAAAGCCTATCAATCTTTTTAATAGTTCTAATATTGTTACCATCAGCATCAGTTGACCAGTCATCTTCAGCAACTGTGAAAGCAAATGAGCTTTGTGTTATATCCCCACGCTTCATTGAGATAGCTAAATCTTTCCCATAAGATGTTTCAGGCATTTCAAATTCATATCTTAATCCTTTTTCATCAGCACTAAGTTTTAGTGTTCCAGATGTGTTTCTTGCAAGAATTAAATTAGGATCATGGTTAATTAAAGCTCTAACATCAGAAGAATTTATAAGCTCTTCAGTAAAAGCACCATTTTCTATAAACTCATAAAAGCCCCCAAGATTATTTGATCTTGAATCATAAACACTAGCATGACCAACAACTAAATCTCTACCATCCTCAGTTGAATCAACTCTTGTTTCTATATTAAATATTCTTTTTTCCATTTGATTATAATTTTTTAAATTTCTTTCATCTTTTTCTTCCTCTGCAATTATTTCATTTCTTTTTCTTTCTGACCACTTAACACCTTCGTCCCCAGACCACAAAGCCCATGCTATCCTACCAGCACTTGGAAATCCATCTTCGTCTGGGCTAAATCCTTCACCTTGTTTATCTACTTCATGCCTTTTTAAATAGCTATACATTCTTGTCACTCTATCGGCTGTCAAAGTGTTACTAATAATCATATTGGCTGTTTTTAATCCAACCTCAGTTCCACCTCTTCCAAACTCTTCACGCCATTCTTTTCCTTTTTTAGCCTCATCAATCATGCCTTGAGTTGGAGTAAAGTCAATATCACTTATTGCTCTGTAATCACTATTAGCGTCATCAGATTCTTTTTTAGAATCATATATGCAAGAGCCATTTTCACCCCATTTCCATTTGCCATTGTCGCATTGAATGCTAGGCATCCTCTCCTACTTTTTCTATTGTAGTCATATTCATTTGCATAAAATGTTTATCACCACCCTCAATAGAGTTCATGTTTTCTTTTTGTCTTACTTCGTTTATTGACATATAACCATTTGTTATTGCTGTTTTATATGCCTCTGTTCTTGATTTTACATCACCTCTCAACAATCCATTTACATTAAATTCAACAAATGTTTTACCCAACTCATTTGTTCTAAATAATTTTAAATTCATCTCTTGTTCTATTCTTGTTAAGTAAGGCATCAAAGTATATGTAACAAATTCTTGAGATTGCATTTCTATATTATTAAAACTTGATTTGCTTAAATCTTTTAACATATGAGGTGGCACATTAAATATTCTTGCAACCTCTTCAATACTAAATTGCCTTGAACTTAAAAATTGAGCTTGTTCAGGACTTATAGAAATAGGCTTAAATGTTAATCCTTCCTCTAATACAATAGTTGAATTACTATTTTTTAATTTAGCATAGTTATTATTAAAGCTGCTTTTTAATCTTTGTAAAGCTGTATCACTTAACGCTCTATCTGTTTGCAAAATAGAACTTGGCTTTGCGCCATTAGAAAAGAATGTTGAACCAAACTCTTCTAAACTCACACCCCAGTTTAATGCCTTAGCGCATTGGTCAATAGGACTAAGACCTGTCACCCCATCATCAGTTATTGTTTTAAAATGCAAAACATCAGATGAATCTAAAACAGCTCCACCATCTATTTGATAAAAAAGCTCATTGTTATTTACAACTACTGTAACATTACTTGGATCCAAACAAATTAATTGGACTGGAGTTCCAGAATTGTTTCTAACTATTTGCACATAACTATTTCCCTCAGTACAAATACTGAGCATAATAAACTCAAAAAAAGTTATTTTATTTTGATAATAGTTGGGCTTAAATTTTACAAGTTTGTAAATTGGACTTTTTGTGTCCTCTAATTTATCGCCATTTGCTTGTTTAGTATAAACAGAAATAGGTAGGGATGAAACAGATTCTGCAAGTAATCTTATAGCACACCAAACAGCAGTAAGCGTTAAGGCTTTGTCAGTATCAAAAACATTAGCATCTGGAAAAATTGTATTAAGAGATAAATCTCTTTTTTGAGTTTTAGGAGGAATGAATACGTTTGTAATTCTTTCTAGTAAGGTCAATGTGAAATAATTATTTTCACAATAATACGACACAAAACTTTTTTAAAAAAACAAACTAAGTATTATTTATTAACATTTTACAAAACCAAAATATCTCTTTCATCATACACGCTTTCACCACTCTCAGTTGTTAGATGACAACCTAAAGCCATAATCAATGCAACTACTGGATCTACTTTTTCCTTAGATTTATTTTTAGCAACCTTAATGTTGCCAGCTGGATCTTCTTGCAAAGCTACATTACTCATACACCAATTCATGCATGGATTATTATTATGAATAATATTTTTAGCAAGTATCTCAGCCTCCAAAGTTTTCGTTGGCATGCTCATGCTAACAAATCCTTGTCCGAAAGGATCAAGATTACATCCATCATTCCCTAAATCAACTATTAACTGACTTGCCCCCCATCTGTCGTAACACACACTTTGAATCCTATATTTTTTTGATAGCTCATTTATCTTAGCTCTTATAAAACTATAATCAGCAACATCACCACTTGTTCCATAAACATGACCATCTCTTAACCATGTAACATAATCCACACCATCTCTTTCACTTCTTTTCTTTGCATTTTCTTCTGGAATAAATATATAAGGAATAAAAACAAACTTACCATCAACATTAAATAATAAAACAAATGCAGTTAAATCTCTTGTAGATGCTAAGTCAAGCCCACCCCAACATTCTTTTCCCTCTAAAATACTATAATCAAATTCTTGATGACATGCATTCCATTCACCAGATGTCAACCATGCCGAATGGGAATCAGTCCACTGATTTAACATTAGCCTTCTAAACGTGTTTTGATAAGAGGGAACATCAACAGCTCTTTGACTTTCCCTTTGCATATATTCTTTTTTTAAACTAATACCATAATTTGGATTTGCTTTTTTCCATGTAGATTCTAATGTGATGTCATCATCATTATCTGATTCATATATTACAGCATAGAAAGAACTATCAGAAATCGTATTCTCTAAAACCTTTTTAGCATAAGTATATATCTCAAAACATATTGATTGTTTATCATAACCAGCTGTTGTAATTGCAATGGTCAATGGCTGACGTCTTGATCCAGTTGATGTTGTTAGTGTGTCCCACAAATCTCTATTAGGCTGAGTATGTAATTCGTCAAAGATTATACAGTTAGCATTAAAACCATGTTTTGTTTTTGAATCTGAACTTATAGCTTGATAAAAATTTCCCTTTGATTCATTTACAATAGAGTTTCTATATGCTTTGCCTCTTTGTGAAAGTTCTGGATTTTGCAAAATCATTCCTTTAGCAATTTCAAAAACTATACCAGCTTGACTTCTATCTCCAGCTGCACTATAAACTTCACTCCCTCTTTCTTCATCTGCAAATAACATATACAATCCAATAGCTGCACACAAAGTTGATTTACCATTCTTCCTTGGTACTTCAATAAATACAGTTCTATATTTTCTAAGATTTGTTTTTTTATTTTTCCAGCCAAAAATATCACCAACAATTTTACTTTGCCATTTTTCTAATTTTAATGGCATACCAGTTAGTTCACCCTTTGTGTGTGTTACAAAAGTTTCAATAAAACCAATGGCTTTATCAGCTGCCTTTTTATCAAAATAATATTTACTCAAAGTAATTGTTTATTTGTGTATTGTTATTAGTAACTGGGGCTGATATGTTTGCTCTAGCACTTGGTGTAATCCCAAAGTTTGCTGCAAGTTTTAGCGCATTATTTAAAGCATCATTTTTCATTTTTACAAATGGCTTTGCTTGAGTTCTAATTATATCACCATTAGTATTTTTGAAAACATCAACCCTTCCATTTTTTCTTAGTTCCATTTCGCATTCAATGTAAAGAGCCATCTCATTGCAATAACTTTCTATTAATCTCAAATCAATATTGTGCAACATTTTTAAATTAAATAATTGACTTGTGATTTTATACCATTCAACAACACCAATTTCAGATAATAATTCTGGAGGCTCAGGTAATTGCAAAACCAAATCAGCTGTCATTTCATTCTCAACTAATCTGTCAGCTCTTGCAGTTCCTTGCATTTCTTTCAATACTGTTGGGGTTTTTTTTCTTCCTCTAGCCATTATTTTTTTGTTAGTGTTGGCTCAGTTCTAATTAAATAAGGCACACCAAATTCTTTTTGGACCTCTATCATGTAATCACCACAAGTATCACACTCACTATTTTTTGTAACAACTTTTGAATTATCAATAATTTCTAAAATTGCTTTTTCTAATTTTTTTTCTTTTTTACAT